CGTTAGTTTTGCCTTCAACGTGGGTCTCGGTAATCTCCAACGTTCTTCCATTCGGATGAAGCTGAACCGTGGCGAACTTGAAGAAGCGGCTGATGCGTTTCTGAAATGGACGAAGGCAGGTGGTAGAGTTCTGCCGGGTCTGGTCAAACGGCGCAACGACGAACGTGCGTTGTTCCTCTCGGGAGTACGGTAATGCCTCTTCAGAAACTGGAATTTCGTCCGGGCATCAACAAAGAGTCCACTAGCTACGCCAACGAAGGCGGTTACTTTGCTTGTGACAAGGTTCGGTTTCGCTCTGGCTACGCGGAAAAGATTGGCGGCTGGATCAATCAGTCCAACAACACGTTCAAGGGTATTTGCCACAATCTGTGGAACTGGATCACATTTGCTAACAACAACTTGTTGGGGTTTGGTACTAACTCCAAGTACTACATCGAAAGCACTGGTACATACCACGATATAACTCCGATCTTTTCCTCGGGCGTTATTGCAGCCAATCCGTTCACGACTACAGACGGTAGTCTGCTTGTTACCGTTACTCAGTCCGGACACGGTTCAACGATTGGGTCATACGTCACGTTTTCTGGTGTATCCAGCAGCGGCGTAGTCAATGGGATTAACTTTGATGGCGAGTTTGAAATCGTCGCTATACCTAACTCCAACACGTATCAGATTGTTGCCCCCAATGTGGCTACGGCTACGGGGTCTGGCGGCGGTTCGCTCGTAGTTTCGCAGTTACAGATTCCCGCTGGACTTGCTACGTACTCTGGCGGTGTTGGTTGGGGTATGCCACCGTGGGGATTTGGTGGTTGGGGGTCTGCGCTGCCGTCAGGCACCGAAGCAAGACTTTGGTCACAAGATAACTTCAACGAAGATTTAGTCTTTAACTATCGCCGTGGACCAATTTATTACTGGCCGCTTGATCTGGCAAACTATGCTCGCGCCAAACTTCTTTCTGACATCGCCAACGAAACAGTCAAGGCCACAACGACGGCTTTGGTATCAGCTTCAGTTACGACAATTACTGTGGCGGACCCAACTAATATTACTGCGGGTTCAGTCATTACGGGTTCAGGTATCCCGGCCGGTGCGTACGTATTAACTACTTACGATGGCGGCACTTCTGTACCGTTGTCGGCCACGACGACGAGTTCACACACTATCTCGACCATCACGATTAGTTACGCTGGTCGGTTCATACCGGAAGAGAGCAACCAAGTTCTGACTTCTAGTGTCAGTAACTTTACAATTTGTTTTGGTTCTAATCCGTATGACCCGATTAACTTCAACGGCACGTTTGACCCAATGCTGGTTCGTTGGTCCGACGCCGACAACATATATGATTGGATACCCACTGCGCTCAACCAGTCAGGTGAGCAACTTCTTTCGCACGGTTCGTTCATTCAGTGCGCGGTTGATACACGGCAAGAAATCCTGATCTGGACTGACGCTGCGTTGTTTTCGATGCAGTACCTTGGCCCTCCGTACGTGTGGGGTATCAACTTGTTGATGGATAACATCTCCATCATCTCCCCGAACGCAGCAATTACGGTCAACAACGTCACGTACTGGATGGGTGTGGACAAGTTCTACATGTATTCCGGTCGCGTGGAAACGCTGCCCTGCACCCTACGTCAGTATGTTTATACCGATATCAACACGAGCCAGTACGGTCAGATCGTGTGCGGTACGAACGAAGGTTATAACGAGATCTGGTGGTTCTATCCATCAGCCGACAGCATCGTAAATAACCGGTACGTCATCTATAACCATCTGGAACGTGTTTGGTACTACGGCACGATGAATCGTACGGCGTGGCTTGACTCACCGGGGCTTCGTCAGTACCCGCTTGGAGGCTTCAGCGTACAGAACACGTATCTTTCTAGCACTTCAATTAGCTCTACTGCCACGACCATTCCTGTATTTAACGCTGCCTCGTATCCCAATTCAGGCACGATCACGGTTGGCGCGGAACAAATTTTTTACGGCAGTAAGGGCGAAACTTCGTTCAACGATTGCGTACGTGGCGTAAACGGCACCACGGCTGCGAGTCATATCCCGTACAGTCCGATTACGTTCAAAGTCCAGAATCAAATCTTGTTGCACGAGATTGGTAACGACGACGTATCTCAGTCTCCGTCTTTGCCGATTGAGGCGTACATCGAGTCTTCTGACTTTGACATTCAGGACGGCGAAAACTTTGGCTACGTCTGGCGTATGTTGCCTGACCTGACTTTTGCCGGGTCTACTTCAAGCAGCCCGACCGTTACGTTGACGGTACGGCCAAGGCAGAACTCGGGTTCCAATTACACCAACGCGGATAGCCCGACTGTAACTCGCACTTCAACCATACCGATCCAGCAGTATACGGGTCAGGTCTACACGCGAGTGCGTGGTCGTCAGATGGCGTTTCGGTTGGATTCAACCGAACTTGGTGTAGCGTGGCAGATGGGTGCCATGCGTATTGATGTGAAACCGGACGGTCGTCGCTAATGGCACTCGCCACTAAAAGGCGAAATATCGTCAACCCGAGCCTGCCCGTGGCTCCGGTTAGTTATGAACAGCGGTATATGGACCAGTACAGCAACGTCATGCGGCTGTACCTCAACCAAGTCAGTAACGCTGTCAACGCACCAAGGCCATACGGATCTTTTTACAGCAACGTAGATCAAACCAATCCGGTTTCTAACGCCGTCAATCTGATGACGTATAACCAGACGGTAGATTTTTTTAACGTCAGTATTGGCACTATTAACTCTCGCGTGTACGTGGCCGAAGAAGCCATATACAACATCCAGTTCTCTGCTCAGTTAGACAAGTCTGGTGGTAGTGCTTCTGCCGTATATATCTGGCTCAGAGTGAATGGGCAGAATGTTTCAAACAGTGCAACTAAAATTGTGATTGACGGGCCAAACTCTGAGATCGTAGCAGCGTGGAACTTTGTGCTGCCGTTGAGTGAGAACGACTACTTTGAACTTGCTTGGCAGTCGTCAGATACCAACGTGTTTCTGGCAGAAGAGCCTGCTTCGGGTAATGTTCCCGAAATCCCGTCCGTTATCCTGACCGTCACGTGGGTGTCCAATGTGTCGGTTTGAAGTGTTAATATCAGCGCAACTTGACCCGATGGGGTGAGTATGTACAACAACGACCCGAAATATACGAATCCCCCCGAGGCTGGACTTGCCTCCCTTCTGGCTTCACGTGGTCGGAATGGGGATTCTGTGCTTGTACATATGGCTCCCCAAGAAGTCCAAGGGCTTCAGGCTCTTGCGATGGCCCACGGCGGCAGCCTGACGGTTAACCCAGAAACAGGTTTATACGAGGCTTCATTCCTCAAGAAACTCCTGCCTATGCTGGCTGGAGCCGTGCTCAATACGGTAGCGCCGGGTGTGGGTTCTGCGATTGGCGGGTTCTTTAATTTATCTGGTGCAGCCGCTAGCACGTTGGGTACTGGCTTGCTGGTTGGCGGTATTACTGGCCTGATCGAGGGCGATCTGAAGAAAGGCTTGATGGCCGGTATCGGTGCGTACAGTGGTGCCAATCTTGCCCAAGCCTTGCAAGGCGCGTCTTTGGCGGGGGCTGCCCCAACTGCTTCTGCCGAAGAAGTAGCCAAGACTAATCAAGCTATTGAAGCCGCAAAGCAGACGGTAGGTGCCACGCCTGTAGTTAATCCGACCGTTGATTTGGCAACCGCCGATCCGAGCAAAATAGGTCTTGGTCGTCCTACGATTGGGTTTAATACCCCGTCTTCTGTGGCGTCAACGGCCGCACTTCCTATGGCGCAACTTGCGGCTCAGGCTGCTCCTGCTGCCCCTGCTGGGCTTGGTGGGCTGTTCCAAGGCGCAAAAAATGTCGTAACGAATCCGCAAGCACGTAGCACTTTCTTTGACCGGCTCGGCGGTGGATTTGAATCCGGCCTTGGACAGAGTGCGGCAAAGTATGCAACGTTGATGGGCGTTTCTGATGCCTTTACGCCTGACTACGAAGTTCCCTCTGGGCAAGCCGGTGAGGACTATATTTACATTCCGGGCGGTTTTAATCCGCAATACGGTATGGGGCGTGAGTACGGCTACTTTATGCCCGGTCAGTACTACAAAAAGACCAAGCAAGGACTTGTACCGTATAACCCGTTCCAAAAAGCGCCGGGATATGCGATGGGCGGCTCGGTGCAGGCAACCAATCAGGATATGAATCAGCCGATTCCGTATCCGCAACCTAACCAAAACTACCCGTTGTCCACGGTGGTCAAGGCCAACTATTCGCCGCAGTACATCTCCAACGTACCGCAGCCCCGCGAGGTGTTGTCTGGTTACGACACGAAGGTTGACCCGTTCACGGGTGAAGAGCGGTTTGCTGACGGTGGTCCGGTAGAGGATGAAGAAAATTACCCACCATATTACGGTCCGGTCGGGGTAGCCCCTCCTCCGCAAAGTCCGTTTGCTCAACCCGGCGTACCGGTAACTAGCCCGCCGCCCGGTCCAGAACCTTCTGTACCACCTCCGGTTGTGCTCCCTCCGGATGGTCCTCCGAACCCGTTTGCTGCCCAACGGCAACGGTATGTGGACATGATTAACGCGCCCCCTCCGGCTCCGAGGGACGTGCAGCCTGTTATGGATTACATAGCAGACCTTAATCGCCAAGCTGCGAATCCCATTATTTATCCGTATCCGGGCGCGGGTATTGGTGGAGGAACCGGCGGAGGAACCGGTGGCGGTACTGGCGGTGGGGAAGATAAAGGCGACAAGGGCGACAAGAATGACCCCGGTGGTGGTCGTGGCGGTGCCGGTACAGGCACAGGCGGCTCTGGCGGTGGCGGCGGTGGTATTACTGGTGGTACTGGAACAGGTACGGGTGGTACTGGAACAGGTACGGGTGGTACTGGTTCCAAGACTGGCGGCGGTGGCCCTGCGGGTACGGGCGACGATGAAGGTGATGCCGACCCAAATCAGGACGACGTTGAAGACGCCGAGAAGGAAGACGATGACAGCCTTCTTGATAAGGCTAAAGACAAGTTCATGGATTGGTTTGATAGGCGTTTCCGTGATCCGTATGGTCTTGTCGGCACGGCTATTGGTCTTACCGGCGCCGGTATGCTCGGTACTTGGGCATGGGACAAACTGACTCCAAACATTAAAAAGTTCTTTGCAACACCTGAAGGTTTGACCGAAGCACAGCAACTTGAGATTGAACAAGCTGTTCGCGCTCAACTTGAGGAAGAGAAGGCCAAGCAAGAAAAGGACAAAGCCGAGAAAGAAAAACGCGAAGGTCTTGTTACCCGTGGTGAAAACCGTGGCGGCGAAGGTCGTGGCGGTGCTGGATATGGCGGTGGCTTCGGTGGCGGTGGTGGCTTTGGCGGCGGCGGTGGTCGCAGGGGCAAGATCACGATTGAAGAAGATATTCTGCCTGCCCGAAGCGGTGGTCATATCCGCGGTATGCAAGCCGGCGGCATGACTGCACCTAATCCGTACGGCGCTGCTGTGGGTGAGGACTATAACTTTGGTTTTGCCGCTGGTGGGCTTGGTAGTCTTCCTGAGTACAAGGCTGGCGGTAAACTACTAGACGGTCCCGGTGACGGGATGTCTGACGATATCCCTGCTGTGATTCGCGGCAAGGGTGTACAACGTGCTGCATTGGCTGATGGCGAGTTCGTCATTCCGGCTGATGTTGTATCGCATCTCGGTAATGGCTCTACCAAAGCGGGGGCCAAGAAACTGTATCAAATGATGGCGCAGATTCGGAAAGCACGCACGGGCAAAACCAAGCAAGCCCCTGCTGTGAAGACCGACAAATATCTGCCTGTTTAATCGGGAGCGATAATGGCTACTCCTACTGAACAAGTTCAAACCACTTCTAACATTCCGGAGTGGATGAAACCCTATGCAATGCAGTTGCTAGGGCAGGCACAGGCTCTTTCTCAACAGGGCTATCAGCCCTACATGGTTCCTCAGACTGACGCTCAAGGAAACATTGTTCGAGATAAAAGCGGCCAGCCAGTCATGGTGCCGGGCCAGCGAGTTGCTGGCTTTAACCCGTTGCAACAACAAGCATTCCGTGACATCGCTGGGATGCAAACTGCGGGTCAACTTAATCAGGCTACAGGTCTTGCTGGACTTGCCGGGTTAGATGCTGGGCGACTTAGCCAGTACTCACCGTATGCTAGCAGCCAAAACTTTTATACCGACCCCGCATTTCGTGAAATGGGTCTTGGGTATCGTGACGTAGTTTCCAGAGACATAGAAGCGGCTCAAATGGGCGCTCCTGCGGCGATGGAAGCGGGGCGGATGGAAGCAGGCCGCATGGCTGCTCCAAGTCAAATTCAAGCCGCGAGAATGCAGGCAGGGCGAATGGATCCTGTCGCTTTGGCAGCCGCACAGACTTACACCGCGCCAACTGTTGGTCCGTATGAGCGTGTTGGTACCGAGAAGTTTGGTCTTGGTGCGATGCGTGAGTACATGTCGCCTTACATGCAGGGCGTTGTTGAGCGGCAAAAAGATGCGGCGGTTCGTGAATACGCTCGGCAGTTACCGGGGTTAAAGGCTGCTGGTGTCCGTGCTGGTGCGGCTGGCGGTACTCGTGAAGCCATTTTGGAATCTGAAGCTCGTCGTAATCTGGCTACTCAGTTGGGCGACATTGAAGCATCGGGTCTCCAGCAGGCGTATCAACAAGCCTCTAGTCAGTTCGGTCAAGATCGTGCGGCCATGTTGCAAGCTGCGCTGGCTAACCAACAGGCTGGACTCAACACGGAACAGCAGCGCGTGGCTGCGGCACTTCAGGCTCAGGGCCTCACGGCTCAACAGGCGATGGAAGTTGCACGGCTCAATCAGTCCGGTCAGTTGACTGTCGGTCAAGCCAACCTTGCCGCACAGATGCAGGCAGAAGCCGCAAACCAACAGGCTGCGATGCAAGCTGCGGCGGCTAACCAGCAAGCCGGTATGGAGGTTGAGAAAGGCAATTTGGCTGCTCTAATGCAGGCCGAGGCTGCGAACCTTCAGGCCAAAATGACTGCCGGTGCTGCCAATCAACAGGCTGCGATGCAGGCGGCGGCTGCAAATCTTCAGGCTCAGATGCAGGCTCGGTCGGCTAATCAGCAGTATGGGTTGCAAGCCCAGCAGATGAATCAGTCTGCACAGCTTCAGGCTCAACAACAGGCTCTAGCTCAGTTGGCTCAGGCTAATCAATTCTCGCAGCAGAATGCTCAACAACGCGCCCAGTACGGGCTGGCTGGTGCAAACCTTGCCGAACAGTCTCGCCAGTTTGGTGCTGGCTTGGGTATGCAGGGACTACAGCAACAGTTGGCTGCGGCGGGTATGCTGGGTAATTTGGGTCAGCAACAGTACCAACAACAAATGGGTATTAGTTCTGCCCAGTTGGGTGCTGGCGGCCAGATGCAGGCACTCAATCAAGAGATGCTTAATCAGCGGTATCAAGACTTCCTCAACCAGCAGCGTCTGCCGTATCAGCAGGCAGAGTTCATGTCAGGCATTCTGCGGGGCCTCCCGGCGACGGGTCAGACTTCGACTATGTATCAGGCACCGGGCAGTATGTTTGGGCAGATTGCTGGCGTAGGATTAGGTTTGGGTAGCCTGTTTGGTGGCCTTGGTCAGACTACCGGGAGATAACTAATGATCGGTCCAGTTAGCGGTACGGGTCGTGCAATGATGTCCTCGCTTCAGCAGGCCATCGATAAAGGTATGCCGCCTGATCAGGCAGTTCAGTACGTCAAGAGCATGGCTACGCAGGGCGTGGCTCCTATGGCTGATCTGTACGCCATGATGAATCAGTTTCAGCGACTGAAGCAGCCGCAAGCACAAGCCCCACAAACGCCGCCGACGATCAAAGATCAGTTGAATATGGCTGAGCAACAGCAGCAGATGCAGGCTCAGCAGGGTGGTATTGCCGGGATGCAGGCTCCTGCTCCCGCTCCGCAGCCAATGGACCGTGGTCTTGGTGCGATTGATGCTGGCCTCATGGAGTACCCGCAGTTTGCTGGTGGTGGCGTAGTTGCACTGGCCGAAGGGGGTGATCCTAAGCGTGAACTTGAGGCTGAAGTACAACGCATCTTGCGTAAATCTCCGCTTACCCGTACGGAAGAAGAAAACAATCTTTTGCGTCAAGCAGGTATGGAGTTATCGTCCCGTGAGTTGGGCGAAGATTCTGGTATTGCTCGACTGAATAAAAGGTTGTCTGAACCGTTTATCCGCGAAGCCTTTGGTATGCCGTACGCTTCGGAGGCTGATATTGCCAAGGGCGGCGGCGCTGCAATGAACGAGCGTATTCTTCGCACCCTTGGTGCTGAGCAAGTAGTTCCGCAAGCTCCTGCTGCTCCAAAAGTAACTCCTTCACAAAGCGCAGTTCCCACGGGTGCTGCGATGAATCCGTTTGCTTCGTTTGATCAAAACTTGGCCGCAGCTAAAACCGATCCGTTCGGTCGGCCTGTACAGCAACAACCTGTTCCGCCTGCTGCTCCTGCACCAACTGCGCCTAGAGGTATGGGCGGTGGCAGTGCTGGTATGGGTAGCCGTCTCGCGCAGATGCGTAAAGAAGTTGAAGGCCGTAAGTTTGAAAGTATCCCTGATACGTTCTCGCCTGAAGAGCAAAAGCGTATTGAAAAGGCTTTGTCCGGACTTGATGCCGAGAAGAAAGACGCAGGACGTATGGCTCTGGCTGAGGCTGGGTTCCGTATGGCTGCGGCTGCTTCTCGTGGTGGTCGTGAGCGTACTAGCTTCCTTGGCGCGGCTGCGGAAGGTGCGATTGGCGGTATGCAACAGTACCGTGCTGCCCAGAAAGAACTTCGCCAGACTGAGAAAGAACTCAGCCGAGAGATGGCGGATCTTCGGAAGTACCAAGATCAGGTGGCACGCGGTGAGCGTACTGCCAAGCGGGACTTTGAAGAGAAGAGGTACCAGAACATCCTCCAACTTGAGACTCAAGCCGAGCAGATTCGTCAGTTCAATGCGGAACTTGGTCAGCGCATGGGTATTGCTAAGTTGCAGTACGGGGAAGGCAGCAATGCTGACTCTTACAAAACCCGAGCACTAACCGTTAATACGCTTGAGCCTATGTATCGAGCCGCTGTAGATCGGTTGAATGCAATTACTGACCTTCCCCCGGGCGGAACAAAACTGGGATCTCCTGAGCATAAAGCTCTCATTGCCGCTGCCCAAAGAAGGGTGTCCGAGTTGGAGGCAGAAATGCGTGCCGCAGCTAGTGGCGCTCCGAGTAGCGCAGTTCCAACAACTAATTTTTCTAACGTTATCGACTTCAGCGCGCTCAAATAATGGACGTTAGACTTCCAGACGGTACCGTCATCAGGAACGTTCCTGAGGGAACGACTCGGGCACAACTGACTGAACGCCTGAGAAGAAATGGGTACGATGTAAGTTTGCTTGAAGAATCTCCGCCCGAACGCACTATCGGCGGCTACGCCAAGGAAGCCCTCAAAGGTTTGGTTCCCGGTGCCGCTGGTCTGGCTGAAACAGCCATTACTGGTGCCGCTGCGCTCCTTCCGGAAGAAGCCGAACAAGCAGTACGTGAGCGTGTATCTCGGGTAGTTGAGCCGATCCGTGAGACGTTTGCTGCGGCTCCGGGCTATGAAGACACGACCGTTCGTAAACTGTCTGAGGCTGTTGGCTCCACTCTTCCGTTCCTCCCACTAGGCGCACTGGGCGCGGCTGGACGGGCTGCTGCCGTTGGTCTGGGTGTTGGTGCGGGTGCTGGTGAATCTCGACAACGCGCAGAACAGGAAGGGGCTACCGAAGAAGAACGTGGTTTGGCTACGGCTCTCGGTACGGTTCCCGGTGCGCTTGAAGCATACGCACCCATACAGATTTTGCGTCGGCTTGGCTTTGGTGCTGAGGCCGTCAAGGAAGTTGCTGGATTTGTTCCCGCTCTGCGCCGTGCTGCTCAGGCGGGTGGTGAAGAAGGCTTGATGGAAGCCAGCAGCCAAGTCCTCCAGAACCTCATTGCCAAGGGTATTTACGCACCCGATGAGGCCGTGTTTGGTGGAGTAGGCGAAGCCGCTGCCTTGGGTGGTGGTGCTGGTGCCATCGTCAGTGCGATTGCGGATCTGGCTTTGGGTCGCCGCCTGCGTGGTCGTGGCGCGGAAGAGTCGCCTGCTGAAGAACCGACAACTACCGAAGAACCTCCAGTACAGCCAGAGGCTGTTGCACCTGCCGAAGAAGAAATTAAAGCCCTCCCTGCCCCGCGCACTGCTGGGTACAAGGTTGATAGAGAGGGTAACGTAGTCCCGATGACTGAGGCTGAGGCCGAAGAAGGTGCCCGACTCAGTTCTCAATTCCGCGCTCTGGGTCTTGGCGAGGCAGAAGCCATTGCTAACCGTATGCGGGATCAGCGTGAGAAGCAGTTTTTGGAAGGGTCTGATGAAGCCCTTCGTAGGGCTGTGCTTGAAGAAGATGCTGCCGCTGCCGCCAAAGATGACATGCGGTACTTGCGTAGTTTGCCGATGGAGCAAATGGGTTTGCCGCTGGAAGGTGGTGAGGCTCCGCCCCGTTTACTAGCCCCTGCTACAGAAGCTCCTCCAAGTTTGTATAAACCTGCTGATGAAGCGGTGGCTGATGCCCTGCGCGTGAAGCAGGAAGCAGAAGGGTTGGAGACCGATATACGTCCACGTTCTCGCCCATACAAAGAAACGGCCAGAGAGCTCGGTATAAAACTGGATAGGAAGGGAGATATCAAACCCAACCAGTTTGTGTATGAGGCTCCTGAAACGGAACTTCCTGCCGAGCAGATGGGTTTTGATCTACCCGGTATCCCGATGGAACGCTTGGCCCCCCGTGACCGTGTGTTACGGGCTATGGCTATTACCGAAGACAAGAAGAACATACCGAACTTGCGGTTTGCGACCCAACTGCGCCCGATGGAGTTGCAAAAGACTATTGGCGACCTCAAGAAGGAAGGCGCGATTGCTTTCAACAAGAAGGCGAACGAATGGGAACTTACTCCTGCGGGGGTCGAAAATGTACGAAGTAGTCCAAAAGCTACAGCTACCAGAGGTCGAAGAGGCCCTCGCGTGTCTGTACCACCACAAGGAGCCGGAACAACAAGCACTGTTGGAACTGGAGAATCAGGACTGGGTGGCGTTAGCACGACTCCTGCACCAACTAATGTTGGAGAAGAACCGAGCGTCACTCCACTAGAAACGACTACTGCCCCGCCTGTAGACCGGATGGCTTTGATCCGTCGTGCGGCTGAACAGCGTACTGCTCGTGCTGCTATTGATGAAACCACCCAGCGTAGGACTGCCCTGCGTACTCGAGCTATTGATGCGTTCGATGCCGACGAGATCAACGAAAAGACCTATACCGCCGTTACGGAAGAACTGAAGAAACCCGTACCGAACTTTGCGCGTGTCACTTCCATGCTGGAGGGCACTGCGAAACCGAAGCGCGAGAAAGACGTTGGGTTGAAGTTCCAACGTGCCTCCATAGGGTCTGATGAATTTAAGGCCAAACGACAAGAAGCTATTGAAATCGCCAAGGGAAATGCAAACAGTGCTTTTGCTGACCAAACCTCATTCCAAGATTTAAATGAGTCTATTGGTGCGTACCAAGATAACGTGAGAGACACGTTGCAAGAGTACGGACTTAGCGATTACGAAGACTATGCTATCAATGCCTACGAAGCACGAATCAAGGAACTGACTGAAAAGGAAACCCCACGCAAACAACGTGGCGAAGTTCCTGCTGCTCCGCAGGTTGCTCCTGAGCGCGTACAGCAAGTTGTTGCTGATACAGTACGTGGTTGGTCTAACCCACCCGCTGTCGTGGTGGCGCGTAATGTGGACGACCCGGTAATTGCCCAGTTCCGTGATCAGATTCCGGAAGACGTCAAGGGCTTTTATACAAACGGCACGACGTACGTGCTTGCCGACCGTGCGGCTGACGAAGCCGGTGTTCGTGGAACGGTACTCCATGAGAGTCTTGGTCACTACGGATTGGAGCAAGAATTCCAAGGTGGCCTGCGCGACCAGATGCAGGGCATTTACGACACTAACAAAGGTGTTCAGCGTCTTGCCGATGCACGCATGGCAAAGGACAAATCGCTCGATGCCGCAACTGCGGTAGAAGAAATCCTTGCCGAGCGTTCTGAGTCTGGCCCAATTAAAGAACCCTTCCTGCGTTCAGCCCTCAACCGGCTGATTGCCTATGCACGGAACTACTTGCGGAAGAAGGGGTTTGTTTCCCAGTACTCCGACAACGACATCACTCAGATGTTGCGGCGTGCTCATGAGCGCGTAACTAGCCGTAAGAAGGCTCCGTACGATCCGTTTGACCCAAATATCCGATACCAGCGCAGCCCTGCTGAACAGCGGAAAGGCGACCGTGCTTTCCTCAGCAGTATTGCCAGCATCCCGTCGAAGTTGCCGAAGCCGACCAGCGAGACCTTCCAAGCCGCTACGGATGCTGCGTCTAACGCCACACCTGCAATGCGTCGGGCTTTGTACAGCACGCTGACTGCCCATGACTTTGACCGCATGTACGGCAAGCACACCAAGGGCTTTGGACAGCTTTGGAATGAACTGAACTCTGAAGGTGCGTTCCTCCGCAAACAGGAGGATCTCATCATGGAAAACTACCAGAAGTGGGAGAAGATTCTTTCTAAATACAGTCCTGCCGAGCGGGATCGTATTTTTGATACGTTCATGGCTACCACCACGACCAAGGTGCAGCGCACTACCAAGAATGGCAAGGTAGTCGAGAAGTTTGGTGTCGAGGTTCTGGATCTCAAGGACGACAAGCGCGGCATCAACTGGACAGCCGACAAGTCACACCCGCTGTACCAACAGTATCAGTCTTTGGTGCGGAAAGACCCCAAACTGGAAGAGGTCTACAAGGGCCTTCGTCTGGCGTATCTAGACTATGCGCTTGGTATCGAGAACGTACTGAAGCAGTACCTTGCTCCGACTGAATGGCAGAAACTGATCAGTCAGTTCAACGAAAAGCGTCTGCCTGTGTACTTCCCGCTCTTCCGCAAGGGCGACTTCAAGTTGAAGTACGTGGACAGCAACGGCGATACCGTATCGCTCCAGTTTGAGACTCTTGGTCAGCGCAACAGAGCCGAAGCGGAAGCCCGTCGTAGCGGTGCTAGAGACATTATGACTAGTCGTGTCGGTACTAGAGAAGCCGATGCGATACCCCCGAGTGGGTTCTTTGGCAAGATCGTTGGACAGTTGACCGAGCAGAAGGTAGACCCAGAAGTTATTACATCCATCGTTAACACGTATCTGGATCTACTCCCGGCGCAGTCCACACTTCAGTTTGCCCGACAGAGAAAGGGTACTGAGGGTTACTCCAAGGACATGCTGGATGCGTATGCAAACGTCGGTAGTAGCTACGCTCGGCGTCTGACCAATTTAACGTATACCCCCAAGTTCCGTGCGGCGCAGGACAAGATCACTGAAGACTTGGAGAACGCCCGAAGCAGCGGAGCGTTGGATACGAACGTTGTTGATGACTTGCTGGATACAGTCGGCAAGCAGATGGAATTCATCCGCGATCCCAAACTGAACAGCCTTGCGGCGAAGCTGAGTTACTTCAGCTTCCAGATGTATCTCGGTGCCAACATCTCCACGGCCATCATCAACCTCGTCGATATCCCGACGATTACGTACAGCCGCTTGGCTGGTAAACACGGTTGGGGCAAGGCGTTTAATGCTATCCAGAACGCTTCGACTGCGTACTTCAGCAAGAAGAAGTCCAAGGAGATGGAGGAACTTCTGCAACGTGGCCTTGATTCCGGTGTGCTCCGTGAGCAACAGCTTCGGGATATCGCTGAGTTCAAGAACGTAGGTTCCAAGTACGACCGCATCAAAGCAGGTGTCGAGCGTGCAAGCAGTTGGGCATTTGCCAAGTCGGATATGTTCAACAGAAACGTGGCATTCATGGCCGCGTACCAGCTTAACAAGAAGACTCCTGAAAACGTATTTGACCAAAACGCTTTTGATGAAGCGCAACGCGCTGTGTACGACGTATATGGATCATCTTTCCCGAAGGCAGCGCCGCCCATCATGGGTAACGGGTTCGCCCGTACTGCGTTGACTTTCAAGAAGTTCGCCCTGATCCGTATCAACCTGTTGTTGAACGCCTACCGAGAAGCTACAAAGGGTGAGTCTCCAGAGGTTCGCAAGGCTGCACGCAGAGAGATACTGGCCTACTTCGGTACTGCCTACCTCTTTGCTGGTGTGCAGGGTATGCCGGTTGTCGGCGCGTTGAGCGTGTTGGCTTCGGTACTGAACGGTGCGCTGGGCGACGATGATGAGCCGTACAACCCTGATTTTGAACTGCGCGATGCGATTGGTCTGTTCAACTACAAAGGCCCGGCCAACTACTTGCTCGGTGTGGACTTTGCCAGCCGTACGGGTTGGACGGGTATGCTCTGGCGCGAAGACCCGAAGCGCATGGCTGAGGTCGGTCCTGTTACATACGCTATGGAGCAATTCCTTGGTCCTGCGTACTCATACGCCAATGGCGTATTCAAACCAAACGGCGTCATCGACAGTTTCAGCGCGGGTGAGTACCAGCGTGGCTTTGAGCAACTCAGCCCGAAGGTAGTCGGCAATATCCTCAAGGGTATGCGGTATGCAGAGGAAGGTGCTGTAACTGCCTCCGGTAAGCCTCTGGTTGACGATGTGGATGCCTACAACGTCTTCATGCAGATATTTGGTTTCCGTCCGAGTGAGGTTGCCGAGGCAGGTGATATTGCGGGAGCCACTACCCGTATGCAGCGCGAGATATTGGAGCGACGTAACGCCATCATCGCTCGTGCTGCTGTGGCCCGACTCAGCGGGGACTATGAAGGGTTCCAAGAAGCAGTTGAGGAAGCACAGGCGTTCAGTGCTACGTTCCCAGAACGTGCCATCACTTCGGAAACTTTGATGGGCGCGATCCAGCGTCGGCAGAAGAGCATTGCTCAGTCCGTGTACGGCATCACCGTAGACAAGAAACTCGCCAATAGGATTGCCGACGAGTTGGGACTGGAAGAGTAAAAAGGACCCCTGCCGAAGCAGGGGTCAACTCCTAAACAGGAGAACTAGAGTGCGTGAGCATTGTAGGAGCCACACGCCAAACTCGCAATCCATACATGTTATTTTCTATAACATGTTTACACATCACGTTAACGTCTAGCCGTTTCGCTTCCTTGAGAACCTGTTTCTCCATCTCCTTGCGGTCAAGGCACGGTATGAAGAAGGAACTACCGGGCTGAAACTTGTTCCATTCAACCAGAACTGGCAGGTTGTAGATCTTCATCTGGGACTGCGTTGATCAGTGCGTCTTCGTTGAAGAAGTCCAGTTTGGTTGTATCAAACCACAAGCAGGTGGTAGCCGCCGTGTTACTGGCGGTAGTTCCCACGAACATCTTCTTGCGCTTCGTCGTCAAACCACCCGGATGAACGATCAGTGCCTTGCACTTGACGTAGGGCTTCAGGGTCTCCTCAAAGTTCATCGACCGCTTGTTGCACTCGGCTCGGTACGCCGTTGCAGATACGAACAACATCTTTGTGTCTGGCTCGTACCGCATCGTCATCGCGTTGCGAGGTTCCTTGATCGGTCCTTGCTCCAGTCCAGTACGCTTGTCTATCTTGGCATTGATGACCAGAACCTCGTTGAAGTGGTGCTGGAAGAAGACGCCCAAGAACTCGTCGCCGTCAAACATGTATTCACGGCTCTTTATACGGGTCTCCTTGATCAGGCGAATACCGTAGTCAAAGACGGGTTGCACTGGGATATCGTGGAGTCCAAGTTTCTTGGAGACCAACCCACCCGTAATGGAGAGGGCAACGATCAAACTCCAGAACCGTTCTGACGGACGGATACCGGCAGCAATGTCCACCTTGTCTCGGGTCTTGTTCAGTAACTCCTTGACTGCTGGAAGTTGGGCAATAACCGCTTGGAAGTACGGCTCTGCTGCGTGTCCGTAGTTCTCCATCAGGCGTTCAAAGTGTTCACGAGACCACGTGGCGTCGGCGTCCTCTTCCTGCTCGACGCTAACTTCCAACACACGCTTTAACTCGCCGTCTGGAAAGCCCTTGATGGAGAGCAATACGTCCATGACAGAGCGGTTGGAGGACGAAATAACCCCAGTCTGGAACTTCGTATTGTTGTTGCGCTCGACGTTATCGTGCTGCTTCAGGCGGTGCTTGGCGCGTCCAGAGGTCACGTCATAGACTTGGTTCGACATGTCCTCGGCTGGCATGTTCGTGATCTCGTCCATCGTCACAGCGAGGTTCTGCATCACGCCAAGGCGGTTCATACGGACGTTGTAGGTATCCTTCGGAGCCAGAGTCAGTTCCTTCGGACGCCCGTAGATGCTGTTGATCGCATGGAGGATCGTGGTCTTTCCCGAACCCGAGTTACGGCTCATCAGGTTGACTAGGAACCCGTCCAGTGCCGTGAAGCGCATGAGCGGTATGCCAAACCCCAAGAAGAAGGCGAACGCCCTGTTCTCCATACCCGGCTTGCCGTAGTGGTTGATGATGTCCTTCCATACTTGGAAGTCACCCTTCGGCTGGAAGTAGTGAATGTTCGGCAGGGTCGGCGCAGACGGAGGGCTGTACAGGACTTCTGTAGCCTTGATCTCACGCTCACCAATAATCACTGAAGAGTCATCCTCAGTCCAACCAAACTGTCGGTGTGCCTTTTCTGCTTTTTCCTTCATGAGTTCATCAATCCAAGCCTTGACGTACTGCATCATCATGTCCTGCTTCTTGCCCAACATGACCAGCCCTTGCGGGGCTATCGCAGCCATAAACTTGTCCTTCGATACGACCGTGGTGTTAGGCATGATGAAGTCACGCACTCCATCCTTCGGCGTATGCAGACGGCATAAAATGGTGTCGAGAAGGTCAGGGTCAACCATGCGCTTCACGACGTAGAAGTCGTACGGGTACAGGAGTTCTTCTGTCTCCTCGTCGCCGTCGTCATCCTCCTTCTTCTTGCGGAGAACCTTGTAGTACACCCCGCCGTTCTTGCCACGGAAGAATGGGAACGGCAGTTTCGGGATGTGGTACTGCTTGACCTCTTTGGTCACTTCCTCGACCGCAGTCACAACCGCATCGGCAGGAGCCTCCACCACCCGTTCAGCCAGCGCGATGGGGGTAGCGATCTTGTGGGGGCATCCTTCGCAGCCCGTAGGGTTCAGGATACGGAACCGCTCACAGGTATACGGGCCGTTTGTGCCGTTAGCCATCTTCTCTGTGGCTTCCGGGGAATACTCGGGGTGCCCTTTGGACAGTATGTGGATGGCCTTGTCCCGGTCGGAACACTTCTGGGCAATACTCAATCCACCGCGCCACATGTCGTAACTGAGTGTGGCTTGCTCGTTGTAGATGTGCGCGATCTGGGCGCAGCCTTTGCCTTCCAAGGACATGACCAGCAGGTCTTTGAACTTGGCTTCTTTGTTGCCCATCAGCGCAAGCGTGACGGGATCCAGTTGGCGTTTGTACTGCTGCTTGTTGGCCAATACTTCAAAACTTGGTTCAAGAAATTTGTGAATGTCAGAAGATGATAGTTGCGGAGCAACGTGAAGCACCTCGACCAGAATCGGATTGGTCGGGTCTTTCACATGGTACGTCTCGGGGATACGCAGGATACGCGCAGCCTCACCCGTCACTACCGGGTCAACGTCAAACTTGTGCTGTATACACAGTGCCTTCAACTGCTCGGCGTACTGCGTCCACTGCTCACGTGGCATGGCCTCCGTACATACCCAGTACAGATGCGCCCCCATACCTGACTTCACAATGGTCGGGCGTGGCAGTCCAGTAACCTTGCAGAACGCACGTAGTGCGAGGAGTCCCTCGTTCAGATCAGCAAAGGGTTTACCAGTACCGCAGTCGAGGTCGATGTAGAAAGACTTCAGTGCAATAGCGTTCTTGGTGGTACGACGCTCTTCAGGGCCGTACTTCGCCATAGCAAAAAACGCGTTGTACTGGTTATCTACAAACTCATCTGCGTGGTCTGATATCTCATCGATGCTACTGACAAAGCGTTGGCGGACATCCTTGTCCTCGCCATCTTCCTTGATGCCAACAGTACAATAGGACTCACCTTCTTCCAGCGGCGGAAGAACCAAGGCAAGAAAGTCCTTACGTGAAATCATAGCCGTCCTCAACCGTCAAAATAGAATGGGCAGGGGTGGACGGCACACCCTCTTCGGTAGCGAACCTAGCCCATCTAACTGCTAAGCTAATTTTTTGATTAGCTTCTCAACCTGCTCTTGATGCTTTTTTGATACTTCGCTTCTGCCGATAAACCATGAGTACACAGTTGGTCGGCTGACTTTCAGATATTCAGCAACATCTTTAACAGGGATGTTGAGCCGCACACATATCTTGGCGAGTTGTACACCCAACAAGAATGGATTGGCGTCATTGATCGCCTGTAGCGTCAGCGTTGAATACCCATGCGTAGCCATCAGTCATCCCATTCGGCAAGAATCTTGGAGAGGTCAGGCTTCTCAGCGGCCTCTTCATTCTTCTTGGAAGAACGCTTGACCGGCTCAGCAACGGCTTCGACTGGTTCGGCAACGACTTCAACAGGAGCAGCAGGTTTTGGAGCAGCAATAGCCTTGGGCTTGACGTTATCCGCTTCGGCCACCGTCATAGTGATGGCGCGTTTGGCGGCTTCCGTAGAGCCTTGATTGATAGCCAGTTGATGCTGCCCAGCATCCAAGAAACTTACTGGCTTGAAGTTGATCTTCGGCGTGGCGCTACCCGTATCAAAACGCATCTCCGTCACGACGGCAGTGATCGGAATACCCTTGCTGCCAAGCATCTTGGCGTACGCTTGCAACGGCCACTTACCAGCCGCGCCTTCACCAAAGATAGACGTAGCAGGAAGAGTCAGTTGGAATACGTCGCCACCAACATCGTTCGCCAGAACGACGGCAAGACGCTGGCTGTATCGGCAAGCACGACTGTTACCCTGTCCCGAGCCTTGGACGTTCTGAGGACAGTCAATGCAACGCTTCGACTGCGGCGAGGATGCCTTCACATCGGGCACTTCACCATCGGCAGACCAGCAATCCGGTGCGCTGATCTCGCCACCTTCCTGATACTGCTGCGCGTAGAACGTACGGGACACCTTGGGTGAGGCTGCGACGATGACCACGTTCATGTGGCGATCTTCGTTTGTTGCGACCTCCTTGCCGTTAATCATGAGCCGCCACACACCACCTTTGATGGAGATGCGACGAGAGGAAGCACCGCTTCCACCGCCCATGAGGGCTTTGGTCGTGTCGTCAATCTGTGCGGTCCGCAGGTAATCTGGCAGAGCCGTATTCAACATAGCAAGTTCGTTGCTCATATGCGCTCCTTAGCGTTTGGTAATCACAATGGTCTGTTTCATGTCTGCCTGTAACCCCGGCGGGTGAAGGTTTGGGTTCTCTTCAAGGAACTGCTCCATATTGGAGTTGTTAATCCGACGTTGCATCAATGCAAAGGCTTCATTCTCCTTGAGGAACTTGAAGAACGAATCCCAATCATTGGTCCAGTAGTGTTTATCTATACGACGCGAGATCGTACCGTGGGGAGTACGAATAGTTGACGCGCCTTGATCTTTGCAGATCACAAGCAACTGGTCAGCAATGACGTTCAGTTGCTCTTTCAGTTTGTCATCTTCTTCGGCCAGTTTCCTACGGGCGTCACGTATCTTAACGTAGACTTCCGCAAGTTTCTCTGCGTTCATTGCACTCATAGTATTCTCCTTGTAGGTCGTCTAATTTATTGGGCTTATTTTACATTGTCAAGTCTCATCCTCAACAAAATTTCTGTACAACTCGATCAACTTAGTATGCACATCCAACTTCTGTGACAGCATCTTGTAGATGCGCTTCTCAACAGGAGAGCCTTGCAAGTGTACAACGGTACAGGGATGGTGTTGCCCCGCACGATGGACACGGGCGTTCGCTTGCAAATAAGTCTCAATAGACGTTATCGGACCCCACCAGACAACTACGTTGGCTGCGTGTAGCGTGACACCGTGTGCCGCTGCTTGAGGCTGGATGACAAGCACACGCGGGTTCGGGTCTTCCTGAAACTTCTTGAACAATTCCGAGCGTTTGCTTGCGGGTACCGCACCATTGATAATCTCGCACGTAATGTTGTTATTACGTAATTCCTCCGCAATGATCTCAATCGCATGACGATATGGAGCGAATACGATTACCTTCTGGCTGGCTTCCTCGATGACCTCCAGTAGCGCACTCATGCGGTTCTTGGCATCGAACGCAACGATCTCTCCACTATCCGAGTAGACCGCGCCACATGACAACTGGAGCAACTTGTTCAGGCTCGCTGCGGCGTTGACCGCCGTGATCTCCTCACCGGCAGCAACAGTCAACATCTGTTTACGAATCTCTTCGTAGTAGGTTTTCTGCTGCGTCGTCAGCGGTATGTCGCGCATGACATACGTCATCTCTGGCAAGTCCAGACACTCGTCCTTGGTGAACCGAATCGCCGGTTGCAGGACTTCGTGAACAATCTGCTGTGACTGAGGGCGCGGTACAAACCGGAACTGGCTAACCTTGATCAGCACCCGGTCACGGAACGATCCGAAAAACTTCGGTACGTTGTTGGGGTTGATGATCTTCGCCAGTCCGTAGGCATCCGTTGGCGACTGCGCTGCGGGAGTGCCCGTCATCATCCAGACCCACGTTGATGGCGTGAGGATGCTGTTTAGTATCTTCCATCGCTTCGTCGATACGTTCTTGTACGCATTGGCTTCGTCGATGATGACCAGATCAAAGCCGCCCTTGATCACTGCTTCCTTGACGATATCCAGCCCGTCGTAGTTGCAGATCACAAACTCGGCATCGCCTTCCACCGCTTTGATGCGTTTATCCTTGGAATAACTGTGTGCGATAGCGCACGTACGGTGCGTGGCAAACTTGAAGAGATCGTTCTCCCATGCCGACTGCATGATCGACAGGGGACATAGCACCAGTACGCGCCGAATCAATCCCTGCTTCATCAGGTAGTCCGCTGCCCAGATAGCAGATGCGGTCTTGCCTGTGCCCTGCTCGTTGAAGCAGAACGCCCTACGGTGCAGTGTCAGGAACGATGCGGTTGTGTACTGGTGTTTGAAGGGCTTCTGTAATCCCGGCCATGCGTAATCTCGCATAATCGGAGACGGTACGTCCTTGAGTCGCAGGTTCTTCAATATCTGCGCTTCTTCCACGCCCCACTTGACCAGCACATCGGTCGCGTTCAGTTGCTTGGCAGTCCGTATTACCGAGGTAATGCGCTGCGGTTCTCGCACTCTGATCAACAAAGCCTTGTTATCGATTATCTGCATGTCAGGCAGGTTTCCTGTCCTTCTGCCGCTTGTACGAGCGGTTAGCATGAACGCTAGTAACCTTTAAGTTACTGGTGCTAGTCGAGCCACCCTTGCTGAGCGGTTGCTTGTGGTCAACATCTTTACCGTCGCCTTTCTGCACACGCCCGGCCTTCATCATCTTGGCACGAGCCGCATTGCGCTTGGCGCGGTTCTTCAGTTGTTCGGGTTTGCCTTGGTAGTTGTCGTATTCACGACGGTAATCACGTGCCATGTTTCCTCCTGAGTGCATTTTGCACTTCGTGGGCTTTTTCAATTAACTCAAGCATTTCTTTCAGTGCGGCTATTTCCATCGCACCGTCTATCTTAATATGTAATTCCTGAATACCGTCTTCATGGAATAATGGATCAGAACTCGTGCCATCAAACGCTAAAGCGGATATTGGATTACCGCAGTTATTGATGATCTTGAGTATCAAGTAGTCGCCGTTACCGCCGTTGTTACTTTCAGGGTATATGTATTCATAGTCGTGCATCCATACCTGTTCTGGGTCTGACTTGCTCAACTGTATCTTGATATCACTCATAGTTACTTCCCGTTATGTGTGCAGTCTTTTACCGGACACCACTTCCTGCACGTGAAGTTGGGGCGCGGATTCCATACATCGACTTCAAACGCTTTCTCAAGTTGAGTGGTATTGGTCAGCCACCGCTGCCAGTAGATATCACTCTTCTCCACATCAAAGTCGCCCTTGACGAAATCGTTGGCTACCACGAACAGTAGGCCACCCTTTACGCGCTTGACCTGCGGGAAGTGCTTGAACACCGCCAGCGACAAGATTTCCAACTGCTTGGTGTCTGCGTACTTGGATGAGCCACCCGTCTTGTAATCAACGATTTTTGCAGAGTCACCGTTCAGGATAATTAAATCTGCTATGCCGCGCCACCAGACTTTCTTGTCGAAAAACCCACATGGCTCCAGATTGCGGGTCAGCCCCATCCGGTACTCGCACAACTTCTCGCCCTCGTAGGCGTTCAGTTTGTCCAGTAGGGGTCTGATGAATCCAAACTTCTCGGGTATCGGCTTGCCTTCCTTGATGTAATCTTCGGCGGCTTTGTGTACGTCCAGCCCGTAGACCAGATGGTCACTCACCGGCTCCTTGATATCCTTCTTGACCTTGAGACGGTAGTACTTGTGAGGACATTGCAGGAACAAGTCCAACGATGAGTATGACCAACTGTACTGTACTGACATCAGCAATCCCCGTAACTTTTACCAACACCCGACTCGCAGTTGAGCGGTAGTGTCGCAGCCCACGCCGGTCGCCATCGCATACACTCTTCAACATACGCCTGTGCTTCTTCGGCCTCAGCCTCGGGAGCGATACAGGCAATCGCGTCATGTACGGTCAGCACAACTCGGTACTTCTTTGAAAGACGTATCATCTGTTCAGCGATTACGCATCTTGCTACGGCTTGGCAGATGTTTTCAACTACCTTTCCACCATAAATCTTAGTGACGCCCTTGCGGGTGTGGTACTCGTACTGCTCTTTGCCGTCTGCGTCTGTTACTTTTCTCAAGCCTTCATACCGCTGCCACAGGCCGCTAGGTAAAAGGAACCCGCACTCGCGGGGGTCAAACAGTACAGCATCTACCGCCCCGAACTGGCAAGCCTTGTTAGTCACAATCGCTTCGATGCACCGCTGCCCTTGTCGCCAAAGTGCGGGGATGGACGGGTATGTACTTCGGTAGACATCAATGACGCGCTTGCACTCTTCCAACTCAACGTCCACTCCGAACGTCTTTAACTGCATCTGGAACTTGGCAGCACCCATGCCATACCCGGCTCCAAGGATCGTGGTCTTGCCGACAAAGCGTTCGCCCTTGGTAACGTCGTCCACGGACTTGTTGTAGATGGTGGATGCCATGATCTTGTAGACATCCTCACCCTTCTCAAACGCATCGAGCAGGTCGTTCTGCCCCGCCAACCACGCCACCGTACGGGCTTCGATCTGCGATGAGTCACAGTCGATCATGACGTAGCCCTTCGGAGCCAAGATTGCCGACTTCAATTTGCTCTCGCGGGGTAGGTTCTGGAGGTTGATCTTGTCGTCCCCACCCCATCGCCCGGTGTGGGCAGCGTAGTACTTGATGGGTACTGGCAAGGCCCCTCGCAAAGCGATATCTATAAACCTCTGCGTACGCGTCTCTTCAAGAGTGGTTTTCGTACCCAGTCGAGCCCCCACTAGCGTCTGGATTCTGGGGTCTGGGTGGGAGAGAAGTTCTTTGAACTGCTCGTCTGTCTTTGCAAACGCCCAAGCCTCCTTCCCAGTACGTGCACTGATCTTTTTAGGAGGCTCGACACCTAGGTTGGTCAGAAGCTCTGCGAACTTGTCGTTGCTCATCAACGACTCACGGTCGGCCTCAGCCGCAGCCAGTAGCGCAGCCTTCTTCTCCTTGACCGACTCCAGATGCGATTCAAGCAGTGGCAGGTTCAGTTCAAGCGTCGGCTCAATGAACATCCGTAGTGTCAGGTCTATAACTCGGAGTTCTCGCGCAGGAAACCCAGCACAAAGCCGATTAAACAAAGAATAGGTAAGGCTACAATCATTAATACAATAATCAGCATACTTATGGATATCTTCAGCAGAAAAATCCACGCGGCGTTTGCCCAGCGCGTTGATGACTTCATTGCCCTTCACTCCTAGTTCATATCTTTCAGCGAGGGCTTTGAGGCTACCGCCCGCATCCACACCATGTTTAGCCCGCGCCATGCATAGCGTATCTAGCCAGCCTTTCGGTTTGATGCCGAACTGCCACGACAGAATTGCTCCATCAAACTGCATGTTGTGCGCGAGGACAAAAAGGTTCGGCCAGTCAAACTTCGCTAGCCAATCTGCAACTTCTTTATGTGTGCCACTAAACCACTCCGGCGTGGAGTCATTTAACGCAGCGGCTACACCAATAACTTCAAACCGATCATCACGGATGTATTCCTCCGTGGTCATCTTGGACAAGGAGAACTCCTTGTCGTAGTACGTTTCAAAATCAATCGTTAGGATATTCATTCTTGCACTCTGATTTGCTTCCATCCCTTTCCGGTTTCAACGAACCCGGCTATTGCTAGGGCTTCAGCGGATCGGCATTGTCCAAACTTGTATTTATGTGCCCTGAAGGACTCGGGTGTTGCGAACTTACGTTTGCACTCCGTACATCTTCTTTCTTTTACGACGACTACCATTCTTCAATCTCTCCACTTCAGCCCGTAAGTATTTGATCTCGTGGTGGCACTGCCACAACACGCTACCCACCGTCAAAAACTTCATCTCTGTGGTTGTTGATGCGTCATTCACCTCGTTAGGTAACGCCCGTATCAAGTCTAGTACGTCATCTTCAATCTCCACTCTTCTTTCTCCTTTTGTGTATTGCTCTTCTTGTCTCGTGCCAGTGGTGTATCCGGTGGCAGTTGGAGCAAAGCGGGATGCATTTTTCCTCCGCCTCTCTGATCGCTTCCAGTACATTGTTTTGCTTTAACGCTAAACGGTTAACGGATCGCTTACCTTCTTTGATCACGTGATGAAAGTCAATAATCGCAGGATGTTTTTTGCGACAATGACTACATTGCTGCTTCGCCTTGTATGCAGTCCATTCTGCTCTGCTTTTATCTCTAACTTTCCTCGCTTTCTTTATAACTTCTCGTCTGTTCCCTTCGTACCACTTCCTTGAATACAACTTCTGCTTGGCCTTCCTGATGGCCTCGTCCTTGTACGGCATGAACCCCCCTCAGAGTTTCTTCCTCCAGTACAACGCTCGTGCGAACGAGTACAAAACTTTGGGGGTGTAAAGTCTGAAGCCGCACGAGATCAGGTTGTTGGCACTCGGTATGTTGTCGGTTGTATCCGACACAGCCCATCTATACCCATGCCTTCTAGCCCACTGAACCCGTAGTCGGATCATCTGCCGCTGAATTCCGTACCCCCGGTAGGCACTCAGCACACCGCAACGACCCAGATATATACCGTCCTCCATTTGCTGTGATGGCGACAGACAACTAAATCCTACGGGGGTAGCCCTGTGGTGCGCCATCCACCATACCCCGTCCTCTGGAAAGTAAAGGCTATCCGCTGGCAGACATGCCTTCTGCAAGACTTTTAACTGTCGCTTGACCCCCCGGTCTGAAGGATCAACTTGCCCGTAGGTGATCTTCATAGGTCATAATTTTACCCTATCCTTTCAGCCCTCGCAGATGCTCCAGTTCAGTCCTCAAAGTACTCAACTCTAACGAGAGGACTGTAGCCTCGTCGAACAGCCCCGCTCTCCGTATATTCTCCAATGATCGCTCGACGCGCTTCTGCTGACTTTGACCATAGCCCCAAGGGGCAGCATTCATTTCGTCTTTCCACGCGCCGGGTGGGGACAGGTTGTCTATTGTTACGGCCTCTGCCCTCGGCTTTGATTCGTTCGTCATATTGTTTAATTCCTCGGTTTATCGCCTTCGCTAGATACTGCGACGGGACGCCCCATGATTTTGCTAGTTCTTTGTATTTAACGCATTCGCTTTTATCTCTGGCCTTTTGCCTGTGTTCCAACAAAAACAAATACTGTTCGTACGAAATAACCAAGTTGAATCTTGACCGTTTCGTATATGTTTTACCCTCGATTTTCTTTCCTTGTTTCATCTCGCACCAACACTAGTAATTTGCACATTACGTGCGACTGCGTACGATTGTTATTGTCAATGTCGTACTGCTTGGCGTACATCTCGATGATGTCCCACCGGATCACTTCAAGATCACCGTTGTCACCGATCTTTGCCCATACCGTTTCGTTCGGCACAGCCTTCACATGGCTCTTGTCCATGATGAGTTCTGCATAGTCCGTATCTTTTGCCGGTTTGATCGACGCTTCTACTCTTGCCATGTCACATCTCCTTCGCTACTGCTAACCATTCTTCAGCGTATTCAGTATCTACCCAATCTTTGAACCAAGGACCGCCACGGGTGAAGTGAACAGCCACCGGGTTCGGGCAGTCGTTCTTCGTATGCCACCCTTCCAAGTAGTTGTATGCAATCGGCAGCGCACCGATGTGCGTCCCTGCCCACTTCAGTTGATGCAGGTACATCCCAGTGCCGATGTTGACCTGCTCCAGTGTCAGCCCATGCTTCACACTCTCGTGGCCGCAGTTGAACAGCATCAGGCTCGACCAATTCTTTCTCGGGTATTGGTGTTGTACCGCACCGTCCATCTTGGTCGTCTCCTTTGGCTTGTACCTGTGCTGCACCACCATGACAGGAACGCTCGGGTCAGCGTAGTCCATGATCCCTGCCACATCGCCTCGCCAGAGGAAGTCACAGTCCATAAACAGTGCCCACCCTTCGTATCCTGCAAGATACGGTACGAGGAAACGGGTAAACGAGAACTCGGTACTGCTTAACGGATCATGCTCCCGCCAGTACAAGTTACGTTCGCGCATCTCCTGTTGCTTGATAGGCTTGATGTCGAGCCATTCGGAAGAGTTCCTAGCCAACGACTCCCTGCACACCTGATATGCAATATCCTCACGACTGTCCCAACCGATAAAAATTTTCATCACGCCACCTCAAACAACTTCTTTCGTGCTTCGCCCTTGAAGTGCAGGATCTTGGCGTCGTCGGTCTTGTGTTCAGGTAAACAACCATACACAGACTCATTGATCTCGCTCACCCGCTCGGGATACTTCTCGGCATAGATACGCAACGCCTCCTGATCTCCGTACCACCGTTTGAACTTCTCATCCAAGCCTTCATAGATCGCAAGCAAGTCCTTCCAAACCTGATTGCTCTTCGCCACCACAGCACAGCCCACATACGGGTACAACTGATCTAGTGTCTTGCCTTCGTACTCGGGGAACTTGATCCCCCTCTGTTCCGTATTAAATACGGCGTCACGATCAAACGACCGGCGACAGAACGCTGCGTTTTTGTGTGGCTCCAACAATTCTTTCACCACGATCTCGCCCTGCACCAACATATCCGTATCCAAGTACATCACCGGCAGGATTGAAGTTGCATAGGTCTCCGCGTACGCCTTGACTCGTGAGTACATCAGGTTGTCCCGATCTACTTCGCTATCCACCCGTTGCGTAATGCCCATCACATCTGGTGTGGCCTTGTCCGTATACATCGTGATGTAGGCGTCAGGGTTGTGCCGTAGCAGAGACTTCACCATCTTCTGTGGCTGAGAGATGTTGTCGCCCACGTGGAAGAAAGCAAAGTGGTTGTAGCTGACAGGGCGTAACTCATACATCCGTTCCAGTTCTTCTTGTTGGCATCGAGCAGCATGACAGGCTTGCCCATCGCAGCAGCCAGATGCACGTTGGCATTCGACGGAGAAACAATTACGTCACACAACTCCATGAGCGCAGCGACGTTCTCCAAGTCCAAGAAGGTATCGATGTGCGTCGAGATCAGGTTCGGGTGAAAGTCCTTCGCCTCATCCTGCGGCTTGCCATACTGAAGATTGATGAACACGCTGTTGGGTATATCGAACAGCGACCTGAACCCTTCCAACCCGACAGACTTGTGCTCACCGATGATGGGTGCAGTGCTTGCCCATGACAGGCCAATCACGCGCTTACCTTCCAACTTTAATTCTTTCTTCAACACATTAACCCGGTGCGGGTCAGCCTTGATGTAGCCTTCGCTGCGGCTCGGCAGAATGTCACGCACACTGTTAATAAAGTATTTACCCATACTTGCGATGGGAATGTGCGAGTCATGCTCCGTCATCTTGATCTTGGCATTGTGCGGCAGGAACGTCACGTTCGACGCCTTGCAGCCACGTTGCATCAGCGGAGCCAGCCGCATATCAATCAAGACAACAACGGACTCGACCTCTTTTGCCAACGCTTCGATGAGCGATGCGTAGAGAATCTGATCACCGATGCCCTGCTCCGTCCACACAATCGGACGCTTCAAGCCAAGGCCACGCTCCCACTGAGGATGAATCGTTGAGATGCGAGGAGAGTTAAATACCTTGCTGCCCCATCGTCGCTCGTAGCCTTCCCAACCGGCCTTGAAGTCGCCCATTTGAAGAGAGAGCAGACCCAGAGTCCAGCCCGTATCGTCGTTGGTTGGATCGAGACGACAAGCCAACTCAAAATGCTTACGAGCCGGTTCCCACCTGTGCATCTCCCAGTGACAACGCCCGGTCTGCAAAGCCGATGCGACAAAGGCAGGGTGAATCTGATTGATGTTCTCAAGGATGCCGATGGCCTCGTCATACTTGCCTTCACCTGCTGCGGCCATACCTTTGTCAAAGATGGATCTCGCTGCATCTGCTAGGGTCTGCCCTTTCTTTTCACTCACCAGTAATCCCTCCCGCTACGCTTCGCTCCCCATGCCGGGGGCGGCACGTGTGCCCACTCTTTCTTACGAAAGTTGTCAGCCCGTTTGAAGAAATCTAGTATCCACCTGATCATTCGCTTTCCCCCCTCGCACGGATGGCCTGTTGTTCACTCGCGTAGTGCGCCTCACACACGGCTTGCCTTTCGTGATCTGGTATTCCCCATAACTGCGTGCCGTTTCCCTTTCTCGCATAAAGCGGTATCGGGTTGTCCCACCCCCTTGCTACTTCCTCGACAGAAGTAATCCTATTATGGGTTTCAAACGGTGGCTCTGGCTGTAAGCGTTGCATCCATGCAATAGGCTTTTCCTCCAATGCGGCTTCTGCCACGAGGGCGGCGAATTGTTCAATTGATTCCCAAAGCGCTCCATACGGATATAACCCGTCTTCTAGACCAGATTCTTCCGCCAACCGGATGATGTCGTCGCGGGTCATGGCTCTTTGCTCCATAAAAAGTTTGGCTTGATACCCCATCGGAAACGGAATCGGTACTTGGATCGTTGTGTGTACAACGTCAGGACAAACCCATTACCCGGTAGAGTCAGGTTTAATCCCGGCTTGTGTATACCGCCCTCGGGTCGGAGCCAGAACCACAAGAACCCACGAGTACGCGGAGCCTGTGCAAGTTCTAGAAATCGCTGCAACTTCTCCACCGTAACGTCGGTGCTAGTCAAGCGAAACACGATCCCGGCTTGTTCGGCTAGTCGGATGATGTCGTCGCGGTTCATTTCCTATCCTCCTTCAACTCCCCCTTCAACAGCCGCCAAAGCATCGTGATGATCGCCATACAAATTGATGTAGCGGTGGCTACACCTATTGCTACGAGGACATACAGAGCCAACTCCAAAAAACCCTTATCTGTCTCGCTCATGTCATCTCCTGCGGCACAAATTGCAGCAACGTAAACGGGAGAGATACCGCCGTCTTTCTGTCTTCACGAGGGTAGATCAGCAGTCGGTTCGCACCATCCAACATC